ACTGGTGTAGCTACATGTGCTGGTAGAAGTTTTACTGGTATAAAAACAGATACAATTATTAGATATCAGTTACCAGACGAAGCAACTGAAAGATTTAATAGAGTTACAAGTGTTGCTACAGACGGACTTTCAATAACTGTAGGACCTGTTGCTACTATAGCAGGTGTATGTAATGGTGCAGTTCCAACTACACTAACAACTACAACTTTCTCATTTGGTGTTCCTAACATAAATTTAAATGAAAATAAAGGATTGTATGCAGAGTTAGGTAATAGAAATGTATCAGATATAGATTTATCAACTGCAAATTTAACTGTTGGTAAAAACATAACTGGTGAAAGCACTGATGGATCTGGTGTATTAACATTTGATCTTGCTGCTAGTGGAATTTCAAGTGCTTTTTATGATAGTTTTGACGAAGAAAGATATTCTGTTCATTATTCCAATGGAACAATTGAACCTTTAACACAAGATCAATTTGTTTTAGGTTCAGATGGTCAAACTGTTACTATAAATGGACTAACAGCTAGTCAGACAAATGTTGTTGTAAGCACTACACTTAAAAAACAGGCATTGAAGAGTAAAGTAAAGAATTATATAAGAAGTGAAAAATTAGAGGTTCTTAAAACTGCTGTCGGAATTAATACAGCTCTTTCAGGAATGGATCGGGCAACTGGTTATGGATTAAGGGTAGAAGATAGAGAAATATCATTAAATAAACCAGATGTAGCAAGAGTATTGGGTGTATTTGAATCAACAGATAAAAATTCACCAGTGCTTGATAAATTAACTTTTCCTGATGGTTTAAATTTAGATACAACAGCTATTTTAGGTGAAAAAATTACAGGTAATACTAGTGATGCTGTTGCACAGATAACAGCTTTAATATCTGCAAATCAAGTTGAAATAGTATATTTAACACCTACTAAATTTACAAAAGGTGAGGTTTGTAATTTTGACGAATCAAATATATCTACATTATTACAACTCATAACTGTTGGAAATAACTTAAATATTACTAATAGATTTGAACTTGATAGAGGTCAAAGAGAACAATTCTATGATTATTCACGACTTGTGAGAAGAGTTGATTTCCCACCTGCAACTAGAAAAGTTTTAGTTGTATATGATCGTTATGATGTTCCAACAAATGACAATGGTGATTTCTATACAGTTGCATCATATGATGAGGAAAGATTTTCAGGTGATATTCCAATATTAAAAGATAATTTAAGAGCAACAGATACTATTGATTTCAGACCAAGAGTTTCAACTTATACAGGTGCAGAATCACCTTTTGCCTTTAAGAATAGATCTTTTGCAAATAGTTTTAATCCATCATTTATTGTAACTCCAAATGAGAGTTCAATTATAGGTTATAATTTCTACCTACCTAGAGTTGATAGAGTCACTTTAGATACTTTGGGAAATTTATCAGTAATTCAAGGTACATCATCAATTAATCCAATAGCTCCACAAAGCACTAGTACTGCAATGGAAGTTGCAACAATTGAGTTACCTGCTTATCTCTATAATCCTGATGATGCAATTATAAGAGTTGCTGATAATACCAGATATACTATGAGAGATATTGGTAGACTTGAAGATAGAATAGACACTTTAGAAGAAGTTACTTCGTTAAGTTTACTTGAACTTGATACAAAAACTTTACAAGTTCAAGATGTTGATGGTTTAACGAGATTTAAAACTGGATTTTTTGTTGATGATTTTAAAAATGCGGATCTTTTAGATAGTAATGATCCAGATTTGAAAGTATCAATTAATTCTGAGGGTAGAGAACTAACTGTTCCTTCAGATTTCTGGTCTATGAAACCAGAATTAGCATTAGACTTAACAACTAATGTAGACACAGCAGATTTTTCTCAAAATCTTGAGTTACTAGACACTAATGTTCAAAAAACTGGTGATTTAATTACTGTTGCTTATGAAGAAATCGATTGGATTAATCAACCATTAGCATCTAGAGTTGAAAATGTCAACCCATTTAATATGGTTGAATTTATTGGTAATATTGAATTAAAACCATTTTCTGATAATTGGGTTAGAACTATAGAAGTTGATGGTGGTGTTGTAAGAGTAACACGAGGAAGAACAACCCGACTCAGTGCTTTTGGAGCATTTGCTGGTGGTGTTCTTGGTGGTATTCTTGCATCTAATCCTGTAGGTGCTATATTTGGTGCTATATTTGGTGGTTTATTTGGTGGAACAAGGACAACAGTTACAACAACAAGAGAAAGAGTATTAACAAGACAGGAACCTGATACACATATAAGGTCAAGAAACGTTGCTTTTGCAGCTAATGGATTAAGACCTGTTGCTAGATTCTATCCATTCTTTGATAGTGTTAGTGGAATTGATATTGTTCCAAAACTACTTGAAATTTCAATGGTAAATGGAATATTTACTAAAGGTGAAACTGTAGAAGCTTATGATGAAAATAGTAATCTTGTTGCAATATTCAGAATTGCTCAACCAGATCATAAATTAGGAGATATAAATTCACCTGATGAGACATTTAATGCAAATCCTTATAATACTTCATTAGGTTTAGGAAATGCTTATTCTGCATCAACAACTGTTCTAAACATTGATGTATTATCAATGGCAGATGAAGCACAGGGAAGATTTTATGGATACATTCCTACAAGTGGTGTAACTTTATTAGGACAGAGTAGTGGTGCACAAGCAAGTGTATCAAATGTAAGATTAGTTGCTGATACATATGGAGATCTTTATGGATCATTCTTCTTTAGAGATCCATTAACAACCCCACCACCACCATTAAGATTTAGAACAGGAACTAGTGCATTTAAATTAACATCAAGTCCAGAGAATGCAGAACCATTACCTGGTAGTTTATTAATAAGTTCTGGTGAGACTTCTTATCAGACAGAGGGTAGAGTAGATACATTCACAACTACTGTTGTTCAAACTGTTAGACGAAGAAGAAGATGGTTTGATCCTCTTGCTCAATCATTTACAACTGATGAAACTGGTGCATTTGTAACTGCTGTTGATTTATTCTTTGGTAATAAAGATGAAAATGAAAAATTAACAGTTGAAATAAGAACTATGGAGTTGGGTCTTCCAACAAATATACTTGTTCAAGATTATGCTCGTGCAGTTGTAAATCCAAATGATATTAACATATCAAGCAATGCTGAATTACCAACAAGAGTAAAATTCCCTTCTCCTGTATATCTTGAACCAGAAACTGAATATGCGATTGTATTATTAGCACCTACAACAAATCTTTATGAAGCATGGATTGCTCAAATGGGTGAGAGGACTGTCAATACACAAAGTTTACCTGATGCTGAATCAGTTGTTGTGACTCGTCAATATGTTGGTGGTAGTTTATTTAAATCACAGAATGGTACTATTTGGACACCATCTCAGTTTGAAGATCTTAAATTTAAATTACGTAAAGCACAATTCTCAACTACTGCAGGCACTGCATTCTTCTATAATCCTAAATTGGAGACAAACTCTGGAATTATTGAAAGATTGCTTCCTAACTCAATTAGAACTTTACCAAGAAAATTAAAAGTTGGTATTACTACTACAACACACGCATCATCAATTGCAAAAATGGCTCTTGGTGTTCAAGTAAGTGATGCCACAGCAGGTAATCCAATTCAGGGATATATTGAAAGAGTTGGTGGACCAGCACAAACTCTTGGAGTAAGTAATGGTGGAACAGGTTTTGTAGGAAGTCAAACATATAATGGTGTTTCATTATATGCAATTACGGGTAATGGGTCAGGAGCAACAGCAACGATCGCCACAAACGCTGCAGGTCAAGTATCATCAGCATCTATCACAAGCAATACAGGTGGTAATGGATATGCTGTTGGGGATATTGTTGGTATAACAACAAGTGCTGTTACAAAGGGTTCTGAGGCACAATTAGTAGTTTCAGCAACAAATGGTGTAGGAACATTATACTTGAATAACGTTCAGGGTGAAGAATTTACAACAGGTCAAGCAATAGTAGTTTATGAAGGTGCGACTGCAACATCATATGGTAGTACAACAATTACATCATCTGCAACTTATGATGATAAGTATGCTGGTAATATAATTGAAGTTCAGCAATATAATCATGGTATGCAAGCTGATACTAACGTAGTTACTCTTGCAAACGTTGAACCTGATACTGCTCCTATTCTTCTTGATGATTTCTTAGATGTTAGTGATCAAGTAATATCAGTTGCAAATACAACTCCATTTGCTTCATTTAACGGAATATCCACTGCACAAGGATATGTTAAGATAAACAATGAAATTATTTTCTATAATAGTATTACAGCACCAAATCAATTAGGAATTGGAACAAGAGGTGTTGATGGAACTATCGTTAGAACACATGAAGCAGGTGATATCGCATACAAGTATGAATTAAATGGTGTTGATTTAAGAAAGGTTAATACCGATCATAATATGACTAATATCACTGCTTTAAGTGATGCCAGAGAGATTGATTCTTACTATCTTGAAATTAGTAGAGGTTCTTTATCAAACGGTGATAGTCAAGTAAGTTTCACAAAAGAACAAAATGTTGGTGGAGAAGATATTTTTGCATCACAAAATTATCAATTTAATGCGATTGTACCTCAGTTTAGTGCTTTGACACCAAGTGATGGTACTACAATATCAGCGCAAGTTAGAACAGTCTCAGGAACAAGTGCTGGTGGTGGAGAAGTTCCATTCATTGATCAAGGTTATGAACCAGTAACTCTTGGTGCACCAAATGAATTAAGAACACCAAGGATAGTTTGCTCAAGAGTTAATGAAAATAATAGATTAACTGGATTACCATTAAATCGTTCATTCACTTTAGGTGTCAGAATGCAGACTAATGATCCTAATTTATCTCCATGTCTGGACATTTCAAATGCTACTATATTATATGGAAGATCAAGACTCAATAAACCAATAGATGATTATGTAAAAGATGGCAGATCTAATGCAACAACTGGTGATCCACATGCTGCAGTTTACATAAGTAATCGAGTAGATCTTAAAAATCCTGCAACATCATTAAAAGTATTAGTTGCTGCTTATCGTGATTCATCTGCAGACTTCAGAGTTCTTTATCAATTATTCAGAGAAGATGGAAGTGAAACTGAATTAGCATACGAACTATTTCCTGGTTTTGATAATCTTAATGATACTGATGGAGATGGTTTTGGTGATAAGGTAATTGATCCTGCCAAGAATAGTGGTAGACCAGATGCATTTGTTTCACCAAGCACTGCAGATCAATTTAAAGAATATCAATTTAGTGTTGATGATTTAGACGAATTTACTGGATTTAAGATTAAAATTGTAAGTAGTGGAACAAATGAAGCCCGTCCACCTATATTCAAAGATTTTAGAGCAGTAGCATTAGCATGATTCCAGTTGAAGGTCACAAACACTTATACAGAGATGAAAAATCTGGTGCTATCATAAACACTGATAGTCACGGATTTTCTCAGTATAAGAAGTCAAAAAAATTAAAATTGACTCAAAAAGAAGAGATAGATAGTATGAAAAAGGATATTGAAGAAATTAAGAATTTGCTCAGATTGATAGTAGAAAAATAGACGGGTTATATTAAATATAAATATATCTTAGATCCTGATATTGTTTTTAAATGGCAGTTTACGTAAGTAATCTAACTGTTAATACTGGAACTACATTTTCTCAAGTTTTTACATTAGAAAGTGCAGCGACAAATTCTGCTACTGATTTAACTGGTTTTACTGCAGCTGCACAGATGCGAAAGCATCCTGGTGCTAGTTCAGCAACTGATTTTAATACAACTATAATCAATGCAACCAGTGGACAAATAAGAGTTGGTCTTACAACGTCCCAAACATCAGTATTAAAACCAGGTAGATTTATGTATGATGTTCTTATTACAGATTCGTCTGGTGAAGTGACAAGAGTTTTAGAAGGTGCTGTCTTAGTTAGAGAAGGAGTTACAAAATAATGGCAGAAATTAAAGTCAGAGTTGGTCAAAAAAATGCTATTAAAGTTACATCTTCATTAGCAGGTAATGCAGCAGGAACTATTGGTGAACTAAGTGATGTGAACGCCAGTAACCCACAGAATGGAATGGTTTTAGTATACAACAGTACAACACAACAATGGACTGGAACTTTGGAGTTGACTCCAGGTGCAACACAGAATTTGGACATAAACGGAGGTAGCTTCTAGTGGCAAGTATTATAAGAGTAAAAAGATCAACTGGAACGACTGCTCCGAGTAGTCTGAATTTTGGTGAACTTGCTGTAACCCTGAGTGGAGGTGGAACACAAGCCAATAGTGGTGATAGATTATATGTTGGAGATAATGCAGGAAACCCACAAGTAATTGGTGGTAGATATTTCACAGACTTATTAAGTAACGCACCAGGTTCAGTTGCGAGTGCTGCCAATGCATCAACTGCCTCAAATGGATTTGTCGTAATTCTCGATCAAAATAGAAAAGTAGATCAATGGAATGTAGATAATTTAAGATTAGATGCAAACGTACTTTCTTCAACTAATACTGATGGAGATATATTCTTTGTACCAAATGGTTCTGGAGAAGTAGTAGTAGGAGATAATATATTTTTAACCTTTGGTGACAGTAAAGATTCAAAAATAACATATGATGAATCTGGTGATGATAGAATCAACGTAACAGGTGCTGATTGGGTCTATGAGAACGGTGTAGCAATCGTTATGGCAGACACCACTGATTCACATAATAAAGATACTGGTGCTCTCATAGTCGAAGGTGGCGTAGGTATAGAGAAGAGTGTTAATATAGGTGGTAATATTAATGTAACAGGAGTATCGACATTTGTTGGTGTTGTTACAACCACTGGTGATTTATTTGTAGGTGGTGATCTTCATGTTAAAGATGACATCTTCTTTGATGAAGCAACCATGCGTAACCTTAGAGTTACTGGTATATCAACCTTTGAAGGTGATATGCATCAAACAGGTGGAGTATTTCATGCATTAGATGCAAGGATTGGTGGTGTTGGTATTTCATCAAACATTATTTCAACTAAACAGGGTCATGGAAACTTACTATACATTGACCCATATCCAGATGGTTTAAGTAATGAAGGTACAGTTATTGTTAAGGGTGACTTACAAGTTGATGGTACAACTACAACGGTTGATTCATTTACAGTTAATTTAAACGATCCTATCATAAACTTAGGTGTCACAACCAGTACAAGAACTGTTATGATGACAGCAAATGCTGGTGTTAGTACAATTAAAATTGACACTGCTGCTGGTATTCACACAGGAGATTCGGTTTCTGGAACTAATGTAGCATCAGGAACTACAATTACAACGTATGATTTAGCAGAAAAATTAATCACAATTAGTAATGCTGTTCAATCAGGTGGAATTGCTACTACAGGTCAACTTACAGTTACAGCAAACGTTGACACAAACACTGATCGTGGTGTAGCATTTGGTTATAATACAAGTTCAGGTGCAGGTAATACTAAACAAGGTTTCTTTGGATATCATGATCTAGGTGGTGATGCAAGTAATGCACCAGAAAGATCATTTACTTACATACCCGATGCAACAATCGTAAATAATCTGGTAAGTGGCACAAAAGGTTTCCTAGATATTAAAGGAATATATTTCCAGAATGGTGATTATGACACCACTGGAAATGGCATCGTTTATTTCGATACAACAGGTAAGCAAGTTGGTGCTGCTGGTACAGCTGCTGGTATAACCACTTCTAACTTTGTATTAACTACAAATGCGGCTGGCATACCTAAATGGACAACGACCCTTGATGGAGGTACATTCTAAAAAATGACAAACCCTAATGATGTTGATGTGAATGCTTTGATTAAAATTTATAACCAAAAAATTTCTACATTAACCAACCAAAATATTCTTCTTGAAGCAAAATTACAAACAATTGTACAAGATCATCTTGATGCTCAAAAAGAATTACTAGCAGACAAACTTGAATTTCAAGAAAAATACGAAAATCTATTAGCAGATATCGAAGAGGAAGATGGCGAAACCAGCAACTAGACAACAATTAATTGACTACTGTTTTAGGAAGTTGGGTGCTCCTGTCTTGGAGATAAATGTTGATGATGATCAAGTTGATGACTTAGTAGATGATGCAATACAACTTTTCAATGAGAGACATTTTGATGGTGTTGAAAGGATGTATCTTAAATATGAAATTACACAGGGGGATATTGATAGAGGAATGGGAGTAGACATTCCTGGTGAAACTACTATTAATAGTAAAACAGGTGTAGGTATAGTAACTTCTACAGCAACATCAACAAATATACCTGGTTATGGAACAACCACAACAACATTTTACGAAAACTCAAATTTTTTACAAATACCTGAATCTATTGTAGGTGTAAATAAGATATTTAAATTTGATACCAGTTCAATATCTGGTAGTATGTTTAGTATTAAGTATCAGTTATTTCTAAATGATTTGTATTATTTTAACTCTGTTGAACTTCTTCAATATAGTATGACAAAAACTCGTCTTGAAGATATTGATTTTTTACTTACTCCTGAAGCACAAGTTAGATTTAATCAAAGGCAAGATCGTTTATACTTAGATATTGATTGGGGTGCACAACTAGCAGGGAACTTTTTAATTTTAGATTGCCATAGAGCATTAGATCCTGAGACATTTAATCAAGTTTATAACGATTACTTTGTCAAACTTTATCTAACTGCATTGATAAAAAGACAATGGGGTCAAAACCTTATCAAATTTAGAGGTGTTAAATTACCTGGTGGACTAGAATTGAATGGAAGAGAAATATATGATGATGCAGAAAAGGATTTAGAAAGAATTAAAGAGAAGATGATGCTCGAATATGAGTTGCCTCCTCTTGATTTTATAGGGTAATGATAGATGGCATTAAATCCCTTTTTTCTACAAGGATCTCAGAGTGAGCAAAGACTTGTTCAAAATTTAATAAATGAACAACTTCAAATTTATGGTGTTGAAGTAACTTATATTCCAAGAAAATTTGTAAGAAAACAAACAATAATTAAAGAAGTACAATCATCTGCTTTTGATGATAATTTTTTATTAGAAGCGTATGTAAACACATATGAGGGTTATGGTGGTCAAGGAGACATCATGACAAAATTTGGTGTAAGTTTGAGAGATGAACTTACACTTACAATATCAAAAGAAAGATTTGAAGATTTTATATCACCATTTTTAAATTCTGATGATGATTATGAATTAGCAACAAGACCTCGTGAAGGTGATGTTATATTTTTCCCTCTTGGATCAAGATTATTTGAAGTTAAATTTGTAGAACATGAAGAACCTTTTTATCAATTAGGAAAGAATTATGTATATCAACTTAAATGTGAACTCTTTGAATATGAGGATGAGGTATTTGACACTGATATTGAGGAAATTGATTCGCAACTTGAGGATTTAGGTTACATATCTACATTACAATTAATGGGAATTGGTGTTACTGCAACTGCGAACGCACAGTTAAGTGTATCTAATAGAGGTTATATTCGTGAAATTGTTTTGAACGATGATGGTAGTGGTTACACAAGCACTCCAACTGTTGCAATTTCAACTGCTCCAAACGCTGCAGGTAATGTAAATGCAACTGCTGTTGCAATTACTACAACAAGAGGTGGAGTATTCTCAATAGAAAGAATTCAATTAACACATGCTGGTATAGGTTATACAGAAGCACCATTAGTGTCTATAAGAGGCGGTGGTGGGGTAGGTGCAGCAGCAACTGCTGCAGTTGAACTAACAGATTTTGGTATTGTTGACTTTACTATGTCAAATAATGGTGCTGGATATGGTTCAAATCCAATAGTAACAATTACAGGAAATAATACTATATCAGCTGTTGCAGATGTAACCGTTCTTGCAGATAATACAATATCAGATATTACACTTAGAAACGCAGGTGCTGGATACACAGCACAACCAACAGTAACAATCGCAAATCCATCTGTAATAAATGGTGTTGGTAACTTCACAAGAGGTGAAGTTGTTAAGGGATTAAGTTCTGGTGTAGAGGCAAGAGTTAAAGAATGGGATCTTGATACTAAAATACTCAAAATATCTAATGTTGGTATAGGAACAACAACTAAAGCATTTATTCCTGGTGAAATTATTCAAGCAACTGAATCATTATTCTTTAGTTCAGATTCAATAATATCAGGAACTATTGGTGTAACCACTACTCTAATAACAGGTATTAATACATCAAATATAAGTCTAAACCAAGAATTGGATCAAATTAAATTTGGACAAACCATTGTTGTAGGTTCTGGAGCAACTGTTACAGGTATAGGTGCAAGTTCAATCACCATAAGTATAGTATCGTTAAATACTACTGGTGTTACAACTTCTATCTCTTTTGGATCTACTGTATTCTCAAATTATGCTTTAGACTTCTTCAGTGAAGAAAATCAAGACACAACCTTTGAATCAAATGAAATCATCGAATCTGAAGCGGATGATATAATTGATTTCTCAGAAGGTAATCCATTCGGTACATTCTAATGTTAGGACAATACTATTACCACGAAATACTCAGAAAAACCATAATTGCTTTTGGTACTATCTTTAATGATATTCATATTCGTCATCGAGATGGTGCAGGAAAAGAAACAAGTGATATGAGAGTTCCTCTTGCTTATGGACCTATGC